GTTCTTCTTTCAGACCTTCACCACGTATGTAATATCTCGTGTATTAGAGAAATGTTGTAAGAACATTGATAGAATACACAAGAATTGCAAGACAGTAGCTCAAAATACTATGAAAGTATTAGAGCCAGTTGTTAAACATAAGTATTATGTGGTAGCTGGATTAGGTACTGTTGGTATTGTATTGTTGATAGCAAAACGATTACGACAGGTATCGCCGGCAATAGCAGCTGTAATAACAACGCAGGGTTCAGCATATATGACACCTGCCCCTGATAAGGAGCAGCGTGAAAATGTGTGGGTGAAACCTGAAATACTTGTACCGCCCCGTACTGTTGAGGTATCTACCACCACATTGGAGCAAATGACACACATAGTGAGTAAAGCTATATCAAATGCCACGTTTAGGCGTGACATTGATGGCAAATACATTGAATGTTGTGCATTTCCTATTAAAGGCAATGTGTGGATGGTCCCATATCATGTTGTAATGAAACAATTTGATAGTGTGGAATTGGTACGTAGTAAGGGAGATATCAATGATAATAGATTATGTCGTATAAATCAACACAGTTGGGTAAGAATATCAGATACTGACATGGTATTAATATGCTTGCCTTCCGCTGGAGATGTTGCAGACATGACACCCTATTTTCCTGATAGTGCCTCATTTTACTGTGAACCCGTTAGATGGATTCATAAGGACAATAAGGCTGATGTAGCTACGGATGATTTCTTAGCTAGAATGGAGAAGGTGAAGTTCAATGATTCCATTACTGGTCATACATATGAGTATGAAGGGTGGAATTATGTGATGTCACGACCCACACAAACTGGTTTGTGTATGACAGCTCTGATATCTAAGGGCAGGTTCCCATGGATCTTAGGATTTCATTCCGCTGGATCTTGTGGGACACCCCATGCGAGGGGTCATTTCGTATTGAAGTCAGATGTTGATAAGGCATATGATACGCTGTTTAACAGATCAATAGGGGATGAGATGAACATTAATGTGCAATGTCACAGTAGTGGTACAATGAATTTGGATTTTAAAGAATTCAACATTGAACATACTGGTGAGATGCATTATAAGTCACCTTTCAACTTCATGGAAAAATCTGGATGTGCATTACTTTATGGTAAGCATACTGCGCCTCGACGCACTTTTAGGAGTAGTGTTGAAGATGCGGTAATAGCTAAAAGTGTGTGCGAGAGATTTAATGTGCCAATGATGTATGGGAAACCAAAGTACATTGGAAGTTGGAAACCTTGGCATGATGATGCTACTAAGCTATTGCAGCCCACAGACATGAATTTAGATGTTTTAGGGCATGCATATGCTGACTTTGAGAAGCATATATTTGCGTTTCTTGACCAAAATCAGGAATACAAGGATATATTATCTCCTATGTCAAGAGTAGCAACATTATCGGGTGTGGATGGTTGTCGTGGAATAGATGCTATTAAATTAGCGACTAGCGCTGGATTCCCTCGTTGTAAGCCTAAAAGTAATTATGTATTTGTTTCTGAAGAGGAACATGAAAACATTACTAGGCCATTAGACGTGAGTCCAGAAATTTGGGCAGAGGTGTCCAAATTAGAGGACGTGTTAGCGAGAGGTGAGCGAGTGTATTTTATACATAGAATCAACCTAAAAGATGAACCCACTAAGCTTGAAAAAGATAAAGTGAGGACGTTTGCGGGATGCTCCTTGGAGTGTTTGATTCTTATTAGGATGTACTTCTTACCTATTGCTAAGATGATGATGGATCATCCTGATGTGTTTGAGTGCGCAATTGGTATTAACGCTCATGGTCCTGAGTGGACTGAGTTGACCAATAGGATGATGAAACATGGTGCTGATAGGACCATAGCAGGAGATTACAAAGATTATGACACACGAATGTGGTGTTATCTTGTTTTGCTTGCTTTTGGCATATTTATTAATATTGCCAAATGGGCCGGTTACAGCGACAGGCAGATCACTATTATGCGTGGAATAGCCACAGAGCTTGCTTATGGTTTGACGGATTACAATGGTGAATATGTCATGTTCTTGATTCAGAATCTTTCTGGTCATGGATTGACAGTTTTCATTAATAATCTCGTCAATAGTATATATCAACGATATGCGTATTACGATATTTGGGCAGCATTGGCTTCGGGAGATAATAGTTGGATTAACGGACTCAAGCAACATTTAAATATGGATGATGCTGGGTTTGAGACGTTCAAGAGAGTATACATGTCTAACATTCCAGATGGTTATCCAAAACCATTTGCAGAGAATGTATCATTAGTGTGTTATGGTGATGACAATAAAATGTCAGTATCCAGAGACATTAATTATTTCAACCATTGTACTATATCATATTCATTAGGAAAGTGTGGTATTGGATATACAATGGCTGATAAGACTTCAGAATCAGTTCCTTTTATTCACGCAAGTGAATGCGGATTCCTGAAGAGACATGGTGTATGGTCAGAAGAATTTCAACAATTCTTGGCTCCTCTTGAACTCAAATCATTGTTTAAGACATTGCAGTCATCATTGGTAAGCAAAGTATTGTCACGTGAACAACAAGCTGTTGAGGCTATTGATAGCGTATCACGAGAATTGTTTTACCATGGTGAGGATGTCTTTAATGATTGGAGGTCTAAGTTAGAACTAGTGGTTGATGACTGTGATTTGAGATCATATTTCAAAGACCGTTCTTTACATACATATGATTATCTTAAATCAGAATATGTGAGGAAATATCTGTGCACCTCAGATATAAAGAACAGTTGCGCGTCGAACTCCATCGACGAGATCGCTAAAACGGAGGTAATAGTATTGGATACCCAATCACATGAGTCTACTTGGTATCAATCAGGTGATAAGGCTTTACTATTCCAAGGAAGTGCTGCTTATTTAGGCAGGAGCTCGCCGGCTCAACGAATCCGGCCTCATGATGATGATAACCATAGTCATTATGTTGTAAATGAAAGGGTTGCCACAACAACAACTTCTAATAAGGTGAACAATATTAGTTCTATGATGGGACCAGAACAACATCAAACAGTCGTCTTTAGAGACGGAACTCCACAATGGGAATCCAGCATTGTTGGAGCTTATGACGAAACTAGACAAGTTGGCATGGATCAGTCTGTGCCAATTGAGAGTTTTTTCAGTAGACCAGTCAAAGTTGTATTACCTGATTGGGTACCTGGATCCGCTACTCCTTATGAGTTTACGTTGAACCCTTGGTCAACGTTTTTCTTTAATAAGAGAATTAGCAACAGGATCAGCAATTACAATCTGCTGCAGGCCACAATGAAGGTCAAAATCATTATTAATGGTAATGCCTTTTACTATGGTAGATTGATGGCTGATTATGCACCATTAGCAAACTATCGCACATTGGATAATTTCAATACGTCAATAGGCGCTAATTTGGTGAGTGCCTCTCAAAGGTCACATTTATACATTAATCCTACCACATCACAAGGTGGTGAGATGCATTTGCCATTTATTTGGCCCAAAAATGCACTGAGCATTCCTACTGGGGATGTTCAGAATATGGGAAATGTGTATTTTAGGGAGGTTAATCCATTAAAGCACGCTAATGGATCTACAACTCCAGTAAGCATAATAGTGTATGTATGGGCAGAAGATGTTGTGTTATCTGTTCCTACTACTAGAAATGCTGCTGCTATTGTAGCACAATCTAGGGATGAATATGGATCAAAGCCTATTAGTAATCTGGCATCTAACATTGCTAAGATATCTAGTAAGCTAGAATCTATACCTGTGATTGGCTCGTATGCAAAGGCGACAACTATGGGAGCAACAGCTATGGGATCAGTAGCCAAAGTATTTGGTTATAGTAGACCAGCACAGATTGAGGATTCAATGAAAATGATCATGAAACCTGTATCGCGCATGGCTGTTACTGATGTAGGTGATGCAGTTGCAAAGTTGACAGTTGACTCTAAACAGGAGTTAACTATAGATCCAAAAGTTGTAGGTGTAGATACTGGAGACGAGTTGTCGATCAGGAACATAGCCACAAAGGAATCATTTTTAAACAGATTTCCTTGGGTGGTGTCAGCCACAACAGACACATTGTTATATAACATTGGTGTCACACCTTGTACTGGCACTATACACAGTGGCTATTCGGTTGATACTGCAGTACAATTGACAGCCTGTGGATTTGCTTCATTGCCGTTTAAATATTGGCGTGGAACAATGAAGTACAGGTTTCAAATAGTGTGCTCAGATTATCATCGTGGCAGATTGCGCATTGTGTATGACCCTAGTTACATTGTAACAGGTGCGGTCACAGAGGCCAATCTTGGGTTCACCAAAATAGTCGATCTCACAGATGAGAGAGATTTTACTATTGAGGTAGCCTGGGGTCAAACTCAAACGTATCTACCATGTCCTAATGTATTCACATTATATGAGAGTGGTGATGCAACTCCTAGGACAATATTTGATGACACTATTAACGGTGTTTTATCAGTATTTGTTCTCAACGAGTTAACTACTCCCAATAGCACAGTGAACAATGACATTTTTATTAATGTCAGTGTGAGTGCATGTGATGACATTGAATATCAAGTGCCAGCCACGGCACTGAGATATTTATCTTTCACGCCTCAATCAAAAGAGGGTGATGATACATCGACAGATGAGCAGGACAATGCACCAGTGCAGGAGAAATCTGATGAGAGCATTATGGAGTGCTTGAAGATTGATCACACAAATGATGTGTACTTTGGAGAAAGTATTTCATCATTTAGGACATTGTTGCGACGCTATAACAAGTATCGCAGCACATTGTCACCATCAACGGGTCGTAGCCTATGGCGATTGAGGAAACCTGATTTTCCCTATTACCGAGGCAAAAACCCAGTTGGTTTGCAGGACTTGTTAGTGCCTGCATCAACGCCAGGTAACATTGTTGACATGACATTGTTAACATATCTGGCACCCGCGTATTTGGCAATGCGCGGCGGTTTCAGGTGGAAATACGCTTTCTACAATGATAATGTTGTATCACCATCATACATTGTAGTATCGCGTGAGGATACACCTGGGACAACATTCCTTTCAGCCAATGCTAACTATACATTGACAAGTGCTGCTGCATTTGCCAATACACAGTCATCTGTGAATAGTTGGCCAACCGGACTGGAGGGCCAAGACATGACTGTAATTGGCATACAACCAGTTGTGGAAGTTGAGACACCTAATTACAATGTAAATAGGTTTACCATGCCTAAGAGCAATACCGTAGGTACTGCTAGTTATGGACCATGGCTCAATTTCCACAATTTGCATACACAGATTAACAGCACAACATTCGCATTTTACAATGAGTATGTATCAGTTGCTGAAGATTTTAATCTGTTTTTGTTCCAGGGTTGTCCACCAATTTGCACTCCAAGTTTGACACCAATGCCATAATGTGTCAAGCAATGACGAGTTTCAGAGATCGTCTATAAATAAGCACTCTGACTGTAGTTAGCTACAGCATATAAATATATAGAGTTATATATGAAATCCACACATTGGGCGTGTGGTCGTGAACAGTGTTCACGCCTTCCACTATACGATTAGAACGATCTCAAACTTTTGAGGTTTGGAACTGTACTTTTAGCGTGTAGCTGGAAGTACAGGGATTTTTCCCTCAATTGTCCGAAAATTTTAAGACGTGG